CGGCCTACCGGCCGACTGACCGCTACCGCTATTTTGCCGTTCCGAACAGACAACGGAAAAACCGTTAACGGCTAGTGACGTCAGAGGGGTACGACACTGTCGTCAGTGTTTGCGCAATCAATCGAATGGCTGCGGCCAGCACATCACATTCTTCAACTTGCATGACAGCACGCAGGTGGTGTTTCACTTTAAATAATCCTTCCGAGTACGCACTTGAATTCCCGACGCAATGGAGATCCCAATACTTGAGCAAATTGAAACTAATGCTATGTCAGTTAGAGGCGGGAGAAGCAGGAACCGAGCATCTGCAGGGTTACCTAGAAACGAAAGCACCAGTCCGTCTAGCGTGGCTCAAGAAATTGCTGCCGCGCGCACATTTGGAGAAGGCCCGCGCAACCAGAGAGCAAGCAATGTTATATTGCCTGAAGCCGGAGAGTTACCTGGGGACGCGATGGTGGCTATCAGAATCTGGTGTAGAAATCTTTCAAGAGAATTTTCCAACGTCATTGACCGAGCAGCTCGAGAAGAATTCCTCAGCGAGCAATGGTGGGAAGCAATCGACGAAGCAGAGACTATTTCTAATACAAGAGAGACTCTCCTCGGGTACCTCCGAGGAGCTTGACTTAATTGCAGATAATGAATTTGACTTATGGGTGAGATACTACCGAGCTTTTGAGAAATATTTATTAATGAAAACAGAACCTAGGAACTGGGACACTACAGTGCACGTGCTACAAGGCCCAACAGGTACTGGAAAAAGTAAATGGGCTTTTGACTTTGATGGAGAAGCTTATTGGAAACAAAGAAGCAATTGGTGGGATGGATATACAAAACAAGAGACAGTTGTACTCGATGAATTTTACGGATGGCTCCCATTTGATCTGTTGCTCAGATTGTGCGATCGCTATCCGCTTATGGTTGAAACGAAAGGTGGACAAGTCCAGTTTTTGGCGAAAACTATTATTCTTACTACTAATATGCTCCCATGTAATTGGTACAGGAATGCATATTTTCCGAGCTTTGCAAGAAGAGTCAATACCTGGCACATATTGCCTATTTGGGGAGAACATAAACAATACATTGATTATGGAGAATTTTTAAAAGATGCAAGTGATAATGTTATTACACCTTAACCCGTAATCTTAATGCTCCGGTCTTCATTTAATCCCTCAACTTTATACATATACTTCCGGGTTACACCCATCCATAAACTTTCAGTTGTATTGGATGCATCAATCGTTATACCAGGCACAGCTTTAAATACAATATAGAAAAACCGTGTTATCCCTGGCATATTACATCCGTTATTTAGCCCATCCACTTTATCACGGAAAAAAACATGGCGTTTAGGATCACGAACCTGAAAGGTCATAGTTTGATTCGAAGCCAAATAATATTTCGTCTTCTTCCAAATCTTTATACCGAACATGCTCAAAGCTTTAGTCATCTCGAAAGGAGTACTTCCTCTGGCTCCCAAATTAATCGCAGTTCCAAGAGCAGCTGTATTATTATCATAAATACCAGCAGTCGGATAATCCAATGCACCAGTAAAGTCACCTAAATTGGTTCCATCAATATCGAACTCTTTACGAGCACTGCATTGATAAACATCAACTTCAAGAGTACAATTAGGATCAATTGCTCCTCCAACACTAAAGAACGATACGTTTCTTATAGTTACATCCAGAACAGCTGAATGAAAAAACATCCTCGCATTGACAGGAACTGTCATATCATTTGCCACAGATTGTGCGGCTTTATTTTCCAAATTAGCCATATACTTTATATCATTGAACCATGGTTGAGTAGTCGAAGTACTCTGCCATCCATATAAACACAAGCTCGTATATCCATGAGATACCCCAGAGGCATTATTCACTTGTTTGGCAACATTGAACAAAACAGTTCGGGTTCCGAGATTTTTCTCGTCAACCCATTGAACTTTCTTTACAAAACGTTTCCATATACGACGTTTTCTTCGAGGCATACGTTTTCTACGATACACCTGACGAGTATCATGTTGAACAGTTATACCTCTATTCGTAGTAACATTCTTCCGACGAGCAAGACGAGCTCGAGCACGGCTCCATAGGGGCCCTACTCTTTGTCGTTTGTTGTTCCGGGATATATAATTGTTCTTTCGGCGAAAGCTGGGCATTTTTCTTCCTCGAGAAAAACTTGACAATCCGGTAAGTGCACCAGTTAAAGCGGCAAATGCTTGAGCTTTTTGTTTAGGTTCCCAGTGTTCGTAGAAGAAGTCTCCGTGAACCGTGGTGAATTCTAAAATGAGAAGAGGCAGGTTTGTGTGTCACGACACACAGTTTGCAGGTAATACTAGCTGCAAACTGTGACATTAGACGGGGAGCGTACGCGCCTCCGGCGCAAAATATATAATATCCTACTTCTCTTATAGCAGGTGTCAAAATCCACTCGGCCTACCGGCCGACTGACCGCTACCGCTATTTTGCCGTTCCGAACAGACAACGGAAAAACCGTTAACGGCTAGTGACGTCAGAGGGGTACGACACTGTCGTCAGTGTTTGCGCAATCAA